ATGGGGTCTGTGGACAAAGATACTACACAGTATTCCCAAAGTTTAGATAATATAAGAGAACATTTTAGAATGTTAAAAATAGATTCAAGAGACTTTTTTGACGTAACCGAGGAAGGAGGCAAAACAGTAGTAAATGCTACTGACCAGTTTGATTCTTTCTTTGAGTCTGTTGATGAAGGAACAGCAGCGGCAAAAAATGCTATTGTTTCTTTGTCAGATATGTCAGAACCTTTAGACAACCTAATGGAAGCTATAAAATTAAGTATGCCAAAACCTACTGCTTTTGCAACAATGTCAGCAAATTTATCACAAGTATTTAATCAGTATGATGCAGCACAGAAAAGCATAGCAGAAGGCAAGAAAAATGGTGCAGACCTCGAGAAGTTAATCTCAAAACAGTTAACACAAGAAGAACGAGATTTAGCAAAAGAAAAAGGATTTAATTTAACAATAGATACCGCAGCTATCTTTAAGATGATGCATAAATTAAATATATCAAAAAAACAAGCAGAACTACTATTAACCGAAAGAAACCTTCTAGTAGATATTAACGACGAGTTAAATAGAGCTGTTCTAATGCAAAAAGCAAGAAAAAATTTACAAAATGCAGAATTACTACTTATAAATCAGCTAGGTGATAGACATAGTAAAAGACTTGCAATGAATGTAAAATTCAACGCACTACAAGCCGAGCATTTACTTTTGCAAGGAAAAATTTTAGAAAGAACTGTAGAAACAAATGGCAAGAACCAAGCAGGACAAGTTGTACATGATTTAACAACTCAAGAACTTATAACTCAGAAAGAAGTAATGGACGCACAACTAGAAGTTCTTGGAAATCAATTAGATAGATTTCATGAAATTAGAAAAGCTACAATTGAAACTTTTGATGCTGCAGGAGGAGATGCTCTTCAATCAATACTTGACGGTGGAAGTGGTGGAGATGCTCTTAGAGGAATGGCCGAAAAGTTGAAAAAAGTTGCAACAGGTTCTATGTCAGATATGATTATGAATCCTATAACTGGAGGATTTAAAAAAATGCTAGGTATGGGACCAGATAGTATAAAACTAACTCCAGAAGCAGAAGCTATACAAAAAGTACATACTGACCACGTTACCCAACTATCAAAAGTACTAACATCACACTCAAACGCTTTTGGTCATTCTATGGATATATCTACTGGTGGAACTGATGAAGAAGGCAATCTAATTAGTTTGTTTAAGGGAAAATTACTAAGTAAAGATGGATATGGTGGTATTAGCAGTGGAACAGGCGGATCAGATGACACATTAGATGCTCTTAAAGATGGCGGTTTCAAGACCATGTTTCAAGATATGTTTGGTGGGCTTTTTGACAGTATAGGAGGAATGTTCTCAGGACTCTTCGGCGGAAAGGGCGGAGGCCTTCTGTCTACACTAGGAGGCTTCTTTGGATTAGAAAGAGGTGGAGTTATTGGTTTAGCAAAAGGTGGTATAGCTAGATATGCGAAAGGTGGAATAGCAAAACAACCAACATATCTTGTAGGGGAAGGAAAACAAAATGAAGCAGTAGTACCATTGCCTGATAATAAAAGCATCCCTGTAGACTTAGGAAGAGGAGCAAACTCCACAAATAATACAAATATTAGTGTAAACGTATCAGATGGCGGTGTATCTACAAAAATGGAAGCTGACGGAGCTAAAGAAATGGCAAGCGCAATTAATATGGCAGTACTAGCCGAAATAGAAAAACAACAAAGACCAGGCGGATTACTAGGAGCATAATATGGCAATAGGATTTAATGTAGGAGGCACACTTGGAGTAGTCGCACCAGATAAAGGATTTACAAGAAGTAATAAACCTGTAGTATTTGTACAAAAATTTGGTGATGGGTATGAGCAACGTATAGCAAATGGTATAAATAACTTAGAACAACAATTTAGTCTTAACTTTGCAACTAGACCAAAAGATGAGATAGATGATATAATTGCTTTTTTTGAATCTAAAAAAGGAGTAACTGCATTTGATTATATCTTCTCAGATACAAATGCGGGAAGCAATGAAGAAACAGTAAAAGTAGTTTGCGAGGATTGGAGTCAAACCTGGGACTATGATGATTATTACAGCTTAACGGCTACATTTAGGAGAATATACGAAGCATAATGTCAAATATAGTAGAAGATGTACAAAAGCTAGACCCTGCCTCAGAACTAATACATTTATTTGAAATAGAAGTATCTAAGGGAGTGTTTGCTTACTTTTCAGGAAGTGGAGTAGAGTCAAATCTAGGCAATCTTAAGTTTAGAGATTACGATTCTCCTAGTACAATCAGAACATATCCTCCTATACCAATAGAAGCGCAAAATTTTGAAACAAAAAATGATGGAGCAATGGCAAGACCAAACGTTACTATTGCAAATGTTACTAATGTTCTAAGCAGTGCTACAGGAAGTATTAACTACCATAATCTACTAGGATTAAAACTAATTAGAAGAACCACCTTAAAAAAATATTTGGATGATGGTTCTGGAAATAGTGCAAATCCTCCAGTAGAGTTTGCAAGACAAGTCTGGATAATAGACAGAATTAAAGCAAGAAGTAAAACAGCAGTACAGATGGAACTAGTTTCTCCATTTGATATAGAAACAGTACAGATACCTGCAAGAAAAGTATATGCAGATAGATGTTCTCATAAGTACCAAGGAGCAAGTCCTCATTTAGATAGATGGAAGAAAGCACAGAGCGGATGTCCATGGGCTATAGACGGATCATACTTTGTAAACGGTACTTCTCATGTAGTTTTTGTAAATCAAGACAACGAGTATGTAATACCTAGTTCAACTACTTTTACACTATATACTTCTGGTAGCATAGTAAAAAATGCTTATTACAAGACGACTAAAACAACAACAAGATTTAACGCAGATGGAACGAGTAGTTCTGTAACTATAAATAATTATTGGCAAGCTGTGTTTGCAAGTGATAGCCCTGGAACTCCTACAGACTCAAATACAAATTTCAAAAGAGTACGAATATACAGTACTTACAGTGCTAGTACAGAATACTACACTTATTTAGATGATCGAGATAATGACTATGTAGTATACACAGATGCTGTTTCTTCTTCTGAAAATTATAACAAATCATTATTATGGAAAGTTGAACAAGCTAATGAAGGGCAAACACCGACCTATGGAGAATTTTGGGAAAAAGGAGATGCTTGTAGTAAGACGACTACAGCATGCAAAATGAGATTCGGGTGGATAAAAAATGGAAGCACAAATAACGGAAGCGTAACAACAGACACAAGAGTTGTACTACCTTTTGGAGGATTCCCAGCAGCAAGGACATTTAAGTGATAGAACAAATATATGAGCATGCGGCGGAGTGTGCACCATTAGAATGCTGTGGACTTATTGTAAAGGATGGTAATAACAAACGATATATTCCGATGGAAAATATTTCTGAAAAAGAAAATTACTTTGAAATGGACGAGTTAGCTTTCGCATCCTTTCAAGCTATTTTCAAAATATTATATGTAGTCCATAGTCACTATGAGCAAAAATCTTGTCCAAGTGACCTTGACAAAACGAACTGTAACAATCTTGGTATACCATACTTTATCGTATCGTACCCAGACAAAGAATACACAATTTTAGAACCAAATGAATAGAAAAATAATACTAAAAGGACAAATGGGAAAACTGTTTGGAGAAGAACATAATTTAAATGTACGAAGTGTGCAAGAAGCAATGCATGCTATAGATGTTATAAAGGGAGGTCTTCGTAGATACTTAATGGAATGTACAGACCAAGGAACAGTATTTACAGTACAAAAAGGAAAATCAGTAAAAGACTACACAAAAGAAAATATGCCTGACTTTTTATCGGGAAACGAATTAAGTTTTATAGAAGACGAAGATATAATCATTACACCAGTACCTTCAGGGGCTGCTAGTAAATTAGAGAGCTGGGCTAAAATTGTTATAGGAGCTATACTTATGGTTTTATCCTTTTTTGTAGACCCTACTGGTGGTACAGCTGCAGCTCTATTTAGTACTGGTATGCAATTAGCTCTAAAAGGAATCATAGAATTAACAACGCCAGATCCTGATAGTAATAATGAAGAATCAGCAGCTTTGTTCAATGGCCCTGTAAATACTAGTAAAACAGGAGTTCCGATACCGATGGCTTATGGCAAAGTAGCAGCAGGTGGAGTTGTAACTAACTTTGCCTTCACAAAATCAAGAATACAAAACTCAGCAGGCTATAGTAAAAGTGCCTACGGATATAACTGGAATTTATAATGGCTATAAGAATAATAAACGATAACGAAAACGAACCTGTTGTTGGTGGAGATTTACCCACTACTTCCTCTAATGGAATGACAAGAGAGCAAACAGCTATTATATATGATACTTTATCAGAAGGTCCAATCGAAGGATTAGTAGATCAAGGAGCTAGTATAAAGCTTAATGGTAACCCCGCGTATAACTATGGAGATAAAGACATAGTAGCTATTCTAGATAGTAATGATATTAGTTATGTAGCTTCGACTGGAGTAATCACCGATAATAATAATCCTAGTTTTATAGACTCAGCAAATATAGACCAAGGCTCAAGAGATATACTTATTGTAGGTGGATCAAAAGCAGGTACAATTACTACTACTATTGGAAGTACTACACTCACAAGCGCTTCTGGATTTACCTTTGCAGCTAGTGATGTTATTGGTGAAGGAGAAAAACGATTACAACCACAGATTAGAATAACATCAGCAGGAATAGATGGTTCAGATTTAATTACCACAATTACAGAATTTATTAGTAGCACATCAGTTAAAGTAGCTTTAGCACCCTCTGCTAGTGTATCAGGAACAGCAGTTGAATTAGACTATGTTGGTACAGTAAGTAGCTATGACAACTCAAACAACAGAGTAACAATTACAGCAGGAGGAAGAAACGTAAGTAATGTTTCAGCAACTTTAAGTACCCCCGAAAGGACAGAAGAACAAGCCCCTTTAGCAAAATATGATAACTTTTTATGGGCATTTAGAAATGGAGAAAGAGACCAATCATACTTACCTACACCTTCAGGAGTTGGTAGTGGTTCTGCTGCTTATTCAGTAAATGGTGGAGATTTAAAAACAGTTCCTAATACAGGATATCCTACATGGAGTCAATTAAGAGTAAGTATAGGAGATAACCCTGCGTACTCTGGCACTACAAAAACTGTAACAGCAGATGAAATGGGTATTGATAATCCTGGAGAAGTTGATTTAATAAGATGTACTTTCAATTTTCCACAAGGATGTTACAAATGGAAAGCAAAAGATAGTACTTTAAGACACGCAGGTGCATTAATTAGAATTAAATTTCACTATCAAAGAGGCAGTAATGCTTACAAAACCGTTATTGTAAACGGAGCTTCATCATATTCTAACTTACGAAGAAAAGAAGGGTATACTCCAGATGACGGTCATTATGCTACAGGAGGATTTAGTAATAGGACAAAACAAGGATTTAACTATTTATTTGAATTTGACATAAGTAAGTACGGCCCTTTTGATGACTACTATTTAACTTTTGAAAGAATAAATGAAGTTGGCGGGGAGTATGGTAACTGGGTAGTACAAAATAATGCAGTATTAAAAATTGTAGAAAATATAGTGATGGATAGATTAAGTTATCCTTACTCTGCTTTTGGAGCAGTGATTGTAGATGCACAAGACTTTTCCTCCATACCAAAAAGAAGTTATGAGATAAGAGGACTAAAAGTACAAGTTCCAACTAACTACTTTCCAAAAGATGAATTAATACAGGGAAGCTCTATAAGAAGAACAACTCCTTCGTATACAAGAAATGTTAGTACTGGTGCAGATACTTCAAATTATGTAGATTGGGATGGTAATTTTAGAGGAGATATAAAAACTTTTGCTCCAGGCAATGCAAACTATGATACAGTTTATACTAGTAACCCTGTTTGGATTTTTATGGACTTAATGACTAATCCAAGATATGGACTAGGACAATATATTAATCCCGATTTCGATTTTTCACAAATAGACAGATACACACTATATGGATTAGCAAAATACTGTGACGAACTCGTACCAGATGGAAAAGGCGGACAAGAACCTAGATTTGAGTGTAATGTTTATATTCAAAAATCTACTAGTGCTATAAAAATATTAAAAGATTTCAGTTCTACAATGAGAAGTATGTTAATCTGGTGGAATGGATCAGTTACTTTAGGAGCCAACATACAGAAAGGTGCAGTTTATACTTTTACAAAATCCAACGTTATGGACGGTACATTTAATTATGCAGGAACTTCAACTAGATTCAAACATAATCAAGTAATAGTAACTTGGACTAATCCAGAAAAACAATATAAACAAGATAATGTAGTTATTGAAGATAGCAGTAATATTGCTAAAACAGGGCAAGTTAAAACAAAAAATGTTACAGCATTTGGTTGTACTTCTAAAGGACAAGCAATGCGATACGGTAAATGGCATTTATTTTCTGAACTAAATGAAGAAGAAATCGTTAGTTTTAGCACTGGTATAAACGGAGCTATGCTAAGACCTGGAGATGTAATAAATATACAAGACCCAGATGTACACGACGTAGTAGCAAGTGGAAGAGTTACAACAACATCTAGTTCTAGTTCTACAGTCATAAAAACAGATAGAGATATAAGTAGTTTCTTAAATACTACTGATAATTTTAATCTTCATTTAATATACCCTAAAGGTGGAGCATATTTAACTCAAC